ATTAAGACTACGTTGTCGGTCCTCTACTTGTTGTAGTTGTTTAGTTGCGTCGGCTGCCGCCTTAAACTCAGCAGCAATCTCAGCACCCACACCCTTGAATGCTCCCCTCATATCATTAGCGGCTCCCTTAAAGTCACCCTTAAAGAACTTAACAATAGCACCAGCAACTTTTAATACTCTATCACGGAGCACGTCTAATACGGCACTAACACCAGCCATAACCTGCTCCATTTGTTCGGCACCTGCCTTAGTTGAGGTAAAGGCTTTATATAAAGCCGTAACGGCAACCACAATAGCAGTAATAACGGCACCTATCGGGTTCATAGCCAATACCTTTAATGATTGACCGAAACCTTTAATACCTTGTATTACTCCGCCTATAGGACCTCCTATAGATGACAGACTATCACCTAAACTTTGTGACTTAACTTTAGCCTTCTCAAACTGCTTTTCAGCACCTTTTAATTCTTTATTTAAGTCCTTAAATTGCTTACTACCTAAAGGAGCTTTATTTAATTCGGACCTTAGTCCTGCAATACCCTCCTCAAAGTCGTCTATGGACTGAGCCACTTTCTCTACCTCTTGTATACCGTCACCAGTATCAATTTTTACAGTATATACAAATTCCTTTTTTGCCATAATCTATAACTAAATATAATTTTTTTATCTAGGACAGCTGAAACAGTCAGGGTAATCTAAACCGTTTTGACTATCTACTGGTATTCCCGTTGTGAAACTTATTACCTCAAAACATAATGATGGGTTAGAGGTTAGTTTTATTACCTTACCTGCAGGGTAAAAATTAGTTGAACTAATAATTCTTTGGTCTGAAGGATTATCACAATTCTCAACCAAATAAATTAACTCCGTTGCTGGTGATGGTGATGGAGTAGGTGTAGGGGTCGGTGTTGGTGTTGGTGACGGAGTAGGTGTTGGTTCGTCATCATACCAAGTATAGTCTAACTCAAACGTATTACAATTACAGTCAGTATATAAAGAAAGGATGTCATAAGTGTCATAAGTGTAAGCTGGGTTATAACTACCCCTTTGTACTAAATAACAGTAGTTATTAATTTTTACATAACCTCCAACAAGTGGGTATAATCCATAATGTAATTCACTCGTAGTATGAAAGTCAGCCACTTCTTCATCACAAGCAATTAAGTCGTAATAAACAATACCTCTGTCAGCATAGTCCCTTGTAATCTTAACTAATTCAACGTCACACAACCCTGCTGAGATGACGCTGGCGTTGCTAATTTTATTAATGCGGTATATTGTACCATCAACATAAATACGTTCGTTAAACTTAAGATTTTTAATCTCTTCAGGGGTTAAATACATTTTACATTTTACCAACCTTTGTTCTCTGTTGGTAAGGTCTAAAACATAATCCTCGTAATATAACTCATATAAATCTTTATATTTGGTTAGGTCATATTCGTCAGCACTAAACTTATCATTTTTATTCCATACCATAGCATGGGTAAGACCACTAACACCCCACGGATAAGTGGTTATTCTGTGATTATTATTCCACCAACTTTGTGGTACATCACCAACATCATAATAACCGTTAGTACCACCCCTCATTACATAATCTCTAAATGTTGGTACTCCAATACAACCCGTTCTAAATAATAATTTAGGTGTAGATTTATAAGGACTAAAAGTGGTGAATGTTGAACCGTCTTCGTTTTGTACCTCAGATACGTAATAACCTGGTAGGGTAAAACCTTTTATTTCGTCAGTTACCGATAATGTCTCATCAACAGATGCTGAGAATATATTATTAAACGAGGTTACCTTATCTCTATAGTCTGTTTGTAAAGGTAAAATATATTGCCCAAACTCCCTACTAGTTTTCTCTTTATAGCTTGAGTTGGTATTAGCAGCATCTTCCTTATACGTGTAATCTAATGTCCCGTTAAATATTGTAGATAACGGTTGTACGGTAATACCTTGACTTCTATCTACCTTGTCACTCCAGTCATAACTATTACCTTTTCCAATCCAGTCTTGTATAGGTTCTACTAATAAAGTTTTTTGGTTTTCAGGGTCGGGTACAATAATAAGGTTAAACAACCTATTTATACTCGTTACAAAGTCAAGTTGTTTAATATTTGGTTTTGGTATTTCTAATGCTGGGTTAAAGGTGTTGCCTGAACCCGTATATCTTGCACCGTCTAATATCTCAAACTTAAACTTTACTATTCTAAAATCAGCGGTAGCTGGTTGTGTTTGTAAATCTAATCCAAAGTCACGTGCATAAAAAACGGAGAAATGGTCGTTAAACTCCCCTTCAATAATAAGGTCTTGTTCGTCAGTACCACCACTTGCACTAAACCACTCTAAAGTCCCGTCCTCTTGGTTTAACCCACTTAAATAGTTATAACTACCATTATTAAAAGGGTAATCAGTATCAGATAAATCCCTATAATGTATCCAGAAACGGTAAAGAACTCCAACGTTAGTAACATAAGAGTAAGTCAATCTAAACTTATAATTTCCTGGTGGTAATGAAAATCTATCGTATAATGGTGAGTTAACAAAGTTATAACCTTGAACGTCTATACCATTATCTATATAAGTGTTGTCAGTTCCAAATCTATACATTAAATCATTCAGATTACCATTTCCCTTCCAAGTAAAGCTTGTAAGTTCGGGTACTGTCGTTGCCGTTGTTGCTCCCTCACCTGAAAAGGCTAATTGTGGTTGTACTGTTTGTAACGGAAATAAGGTGTCATTACTAAATGTTAAAGGCATATATATTTTCTTAAAATATGCACTATCCATAAAATCACTACTAATGTTATAACCGTTCTCCTCAAAGATTTTTTTATATATTTCTCTAACACGTAAAGATGGTGATAGGTACGACGCTGGCACACTTAGGTATTGATTAATAATATAAGGGTCGTCATCAAAAGGGTCTTGATAGTCAAAGAACCCGTAGGCATTCTGTGTTGGTGGGTAACCCCAGTTAAGACGAGGTATGTTATACTCGTTTATCTCAGGCACACCAGTAGTAATGTCTTTTACATAGTCATACCCTCTATTTAATAACGGAAAGTAAAGTAGACCGTTTCGTGATGGGTCAGTTGAGGCAGTAAGACTCGTTCTAAGGTCAGGGTCAAACACGGGTCTAAACTGAGTCTGTGCTAAACTTTGAGGGTACTGGTTCTCTCCATATGTTGTACCCGTCCAACCCGACATAACAAAGTCAGATAAATCCAAATCACTTATCCATTTGTCTTTTATATTACTGACTAAGTCACCTACCTCACTATAAAAGGTTACGTCATATATTACCTCGTTATTAACTTTTGTGGTACTATTAAGTCTTAGGTAACCTGTGTATAATATGCCTGACTCAGTTTCAATAACGGTAACAAACTTTTCTTGTAACTCAAAGTCAAACATGGATGCCGCAGCATTATAAAAGTGGTTAAAAATGTCGTTATTATTTTTACTACCAGGTAGCTTGAAGGACTTACTAAACGGACTATTTTTTTGTGTTATGTCTTGTACTTCATTAAAAGACACCTCAAACTTAATGTCTTCATCTTGGTATAAATCCAAATATCTTATTTCATTATTAACTACGGTTCTAAGTTTTAACATTATCCTTGAGTGTTATATTCATTTATAGGTGTATACTCCAAATTAAAGGTGTATTTAGCCAATTTATTGTATCTATTCTTAAACTCTGTTATGCTGTTTGTTCTAAGAGTAACGGGTAATAAATAAGGGTTATAACTTTTTTCTGTTTTACCCGTCCAATCATGGTCTTTAATAATATAGATTTCAGGTGACATAAATAAATCCTCCACTATTTGTTTGTCGTTGTCCTCCAAATACCACGTAGACACGTTCATTACCTCAGTTATATCTTGGTCGTATACTACTGTTCTCCTTTCAGATGATAACAAACTATAAATGTTAGTGTTGGTATTTGTTGATTTGTCATAAGTCTTTTTACTTATGCTTTTTGTTTCTAATGCTTTACGGTCAAGGGTATATGTATCCCACACCCCTTGACGGTTAAGAAATACTACGTGAACGGGGTCACTTAAACAGTTGTCGTCCTCTAAGTAAAACTCTAATAACTCACTATATGCATATCCATTATATTCATAATCACCAACATCACCAGCGGTATAAAAACCTATTTTACCACCTGCTAAATCGGGTCTTATGGTATTGTAATATAATATTCTATTGTCTTGTGATGTAATACCCGTTGTTATATAACTCCTTATATCTACTTCATTAACTATATCACCATATTCACTTTGTTGTGTTGTCCCCGTAATCCAACTAAAACAACCTAAAGCATTATTAAACTCAAAGTAAGGGTCACTACCTAATAAACCTTGAAACCAACTAACTACTATAGGACATGAAGGGTGGTGTTTCCTTCTCCTTGCTCTATTTGTTTCTAATCCGCCAGTAATACCTTTAGCGTAATATTTGCTCTCACCTGCAGTTGTAAGGAATAAGGACGGTTGTTCGTCATTAACAGTTATACCCGACATTAAATATCTTTTAACCTCCCAGTACTCTTGTTGTTTTAGTGGGTCTGTCTCGTCCCAGTAATAATTATTTATTAATGGTGCTATTTTACTACCCTGCTCTAATGTTGTGCCAGGCCATATAATCACAGCTGGCGGACTATAGTATGGTAAATAACTACCACCAGCAGGATAGGTATAACCTATAAAATACCACTGCCCTCCTGCATATTCATAGTCAAGTTGAATACCACTATATTTTTCTATAATCTCTACAGTATAACCTTCTACTGGTGTTGGTGTAACGGGTAAAATATTACCGTCCTCGTTTGTTGAGGTGCCTGACGTTCCTTGGTAATACCAATTCACACCTTTTTGATAACTTGACCCTTCAGGGATATTACACCCTGCACCCCACCAAGTAGGACGACCACTTTCAACCGTACCATACATAGTACTACCAGGTATCTCAGGTTGTGTTGAGATGTAAGTATTAACAACACCAGCCGTACTATATTGTTCTCCAACCATTACACGGTAATCTCTAACATGCACCCTTTTAGGATAGTTGCTATTACCGTTAAAAGCATTTGATGGGCTTATGCCCTTAGTATTAGTAATAAGTGAGTAAGGCGTGTTGCCAGTAGTGGTCTCACTCGTGTATTGTGGTTGCTCACTACGTACATTACCCTCAACATAGTTTTGCACTATTCTTTGTACGTCAACAATACCCTTTCCATAAGTGTTAGGACTTACTAATAATCTTGTAATTTTCTCACCAGTTCCCGTGAGGCTATCTACATATAAATCTAACACGTACCTAAAATCAGTATTACCTGAGTTAGGACTTGACATGGTATAAACATGGTTTGTGTTAGTTGGTGTTAATTTTATAGGTCTTTGTTCTATTGTAATCATCTTCTTTGTGGTTCTAATAAACTATCTAAAAACAACTCTAAGTACTCGTCAAAGTCGTCACCGAAGTCTTTCTCTAATTTATCCGCTATGCGGTCTGTGGCTCTACCGTAAAACCCGTTAGGTACAATACCAAACTTAAATATGTTACGGTTAATACCAAAACTTGCCTCTTGTGGTAAGTTGGTCTTTTCTCTAATCCAACTCTGTATGGCGTCTACGGGTGCATAAGTACCAGGTCTACGTCCCTCGTCTACTACTTGCCAATAGTCAGCCATAAGTATACCTATTTGTTGTAACTGAGGGTTATACTCCATACTTATACTTTGGTTTAAGGCTCCTCCATATGAACTACGGGGTCTCATACCTGCATAAGCTCTGTCTCTTTTATTACGTGCTTTCCAGTCGTCACCATTACGACCTTTACTTGCATATGCTCTACCCGTATAACCTGGTGCTGAGAACCTTTTACGGTTTAACTCTTGCTTAAAGTATTTGGTAAACAACTCACCATACTTAAGTAAAAACCCATCTATATTAAACTCCTCCATTAGTTAAAAGGTCTAAATGGTGCAATACAACGGTTTAACGGGTTACTCAACACAATACTAATGTCTAAGTTCCAACCCACAAGGTTATCAGTATATGCCTCGTTAAATGGTGTAATGGTATTAGGCCCCTCTATGTCATAACGGTCCTCATAGTCACCGTCAGCAGGGGTTACACTATACTTAAACTGAGCCAATACGTCCTCACTTATTTGTAACGTGTCACTCCATAACTCTGTCTGTATGTCATAACTCGTTTTGGTATCCATAATGTCAGCAATAATAATATTAAACCCATAAACTATCTCTTGCTCCCCTCTTGTAACGTCACTTGGTATAACGTACATTATGGGGTATACGGGTGCTGAATTATTGTCGTTGTCCTTACCGTCAATTTGTTGAGTCCAACTTACAAGTTGGTTAATATCACCTGTTGAGAATGAGTTTATCTGCTTGTGGTTTTTAGCAAGTTTCTCAAAGTCGTCAATTATATTTTTATAGTTTAACATTATTTCTTTAATAGTTTTTTCATTTCTTGCTCTCTTTTATTATTTAATATAATGGTATAAGTAATCCAGTTTAATACCTCAATATGGTTTAACTTAACCACTTTTTCAACGTTGAGGATATTTTCTTGAGCCAGCTGATAGATTGTACTATACCAACCAAACGGGTTACCCTCCTTTTTAACATCCTCCTCCTCAACATCCAAAACTCCTTCTGGAGGATAGAGAACTGGGTATTTTCTTTTAACGTAGTCTCCATAAGATAAAAAAAAACCGTTGAACCTTTAACATACTTAATAGGTAGTTTTCTAAATAACTCAGCCGTCTTTTTTATTTTATTAGGGTCATAAGGTAAGTAGTTACCTTTGTCGTCAACCTCACGGTATAATAAAGCCATAAGTAAAGCAAGAGACCTATACCTCTCAACCGTTGGTTTTTGTAATACGTCATCAATATCTATATACTCACCAAATGTAATATTAGGTAAGTCAATAAACTTATAAGTCTTATCTATAAAGGTAAAACTCTCAACAAACTGCTCACTCTGTGTTGTAAAATACTCTACAATACCGTCAGCAGCATTTATAATACTACGTGTGTCAGCCTCACGCATCTCTTCAATACTCAAACCCGTTACCCAGCTTAATATGGTAATGGCTAGTTGAAAATCATCGGTAAACTCTTGTTTAACCATTAACTCCTGCCATATGTCTATGGTCGGTTCGTGTACTGTAAACGTTTTACCGTCATATTTTATTTCATGTATTACCTCCATACTACTAAATATATTTGTTTTTATTCTTTCATTTTAATAAACGTAGTAAGACCCCGTGGTCTTTTTTTGTTTAAGGCTGTTGTAGGCTATGGCAAGTGACATAACACAGTCATCATGGTGTCCCTCTTGTGCTCCGTAACGTAT